TTTTTCTTACCACGTTCTGGGTCAGCAACCATTGATGGTGATACTGCTGCAACTTCTTTAACAACTTTTGGAACTGTTGTTGCTACTGTACTAGCTACACTTGAAGTACCATCAACTGTACCACCGATTGTTTCCATTGCTTGACCCGCAAGTTCTGCAATTCTTTCAAGTGCAAGTTCATATTTACCATCAGCTAATTTTTCTAATGCTTTATTGTAGTTTTCTTGTGCCTGGGCTAGTTCAAGCATTACACCTATGTTGTTAGTAGAAACTTCATTTAATTTTTCTTGACTTTCTTTAACTTTTTCTGTTTGTTTTATTTCTTGCTCTCTAAGTCTTTCTTTTTCATCAAGCAATCTATTAATTTTTTCTTGTACACTTTCAGTTTCTCTTTGTGCTTCTGCTAACGCTCTTTCAGCTTCTTCAACATTTCTATCGCTTCCAACTGCTTGGTCACGTAATTCATTTAATCTTTGTGTTGCAAGTGCCAATTCCAGGGTTTTAATTTCACTACCATCTTGTTCATCTGTCAAACGTTGTACTGCTTCAACTTGTCGTAATATTCCAAGTCTTTCTTCAGCAGTTACTTCTTTTGCTTTTTCCTTTGCTTTAGAAAGTTCATTTTCTTTATTTATTACTTCTTCTTCAGCTTTTGCCAGGTCATCGTTTGCAATTGCTATATCTTCATCAATATCAAGAAGATCTTTATTTATATCTACTAATTCTTCTTTTGCATTCTTTAAATCGTTAGTTGCTGCTTTTTCCCTATCTAATATGGCAGTAATTCTATCCCTGGCACTCATTAAAGAACTTAAATTAGGCAATAAATCTTTTTGTATTGCTTCAGCTTCTTCTTTAGCTACTCTAGTTGCTTCACGTTGTGTAACAATCATATTTTGCAACATATCTTCTTCTTTTTCTATTTCAGTTCTAGCGTCCACAACTGCTGGTGTAAACTGGGCGCGGTATATTTTAGAATAATGTTCTGCCATTGCAGCACTTCTTTGTTGATGAATATTTTTAACTTTTTCTTTATCTGTATATTCTTGTGTTGCGTCTGTAACTAATTGATATGAACTTCCAACACCATCAAGTTTTACACCATACATTGCTGCAAAAGCAGTACCATTATTCATTTCATCATTTGCACCCTGGAAACCACCAACAACAAATTCAATAACAGTTACAATTGTGTCAAAGACTTTAGCTAATGCCTTAAATCCAGTTTCAAGTAAAGGTAATAAAACTGGTGCTAAAGTGTTAAATAAATCTACAACCCTTTGAATAATTGGTGCAATTTCTTTCATTATTGGTGCAAATCCCTCTGCTAAACTTTGCACTAATTCACTAATTACTGGCATTAAATCTTCAGCAACTGGCAATAGTTCGTTACCTAAGTTTGCCTTGACTTCTTTAATTTCTGCTGCGACTTTACGACTTACATTAGCAAAACTGTCCTGGGTTCTGTTTAAATCACCTTGCTGAACTGTTGTTTTTTGTAATAATAATTCATAAGTTGCTAATGCTTTTTCTTGTTTGGTAAGTTCTTTTGCTGATGTTTTACCTGTCATTATAAATGCTTGTTGCTGAACATCAGCTTCATTTATAGCAATACCGTATGTTTTCAAACTTTCACGTTCACCAAGTAATGCTTTTTCAAACGCTTTTAGGACCGGGGCAGCACCACCCTGGACGTTGCTAAATGAAGCAACATCACCTGCTAATGTAGCCATTTTCATAGATAAATCAGCAGAAGCGTCAGAAGTAAAATTAATCCCTTGAAGAACTGCACCAGAAGTAGCCAGAAGTTGTTGCAATTCAAAATCTGCTAAACCTGCTTTATTTGCAAAACCCTCAACAAATTCACCAGTTCTTTGTGCTGCTTCACCAAATGTTGTTTCAAAAGCTGCTCCGGCTTCATTGGCGTCAGAGGCAACCTGGATAGCTTGTACCCCGGCAGCAACTGCTGCAGCACCAACAATACCAAATCCAGTTGCTGCAGCACTTCCTACTTTTCCTATGCCACGACTAAATTTACCCAGGGCAGTATCAGATTTACGTATTGACCTTAATAAACTATCAGCGTCGCCAATAAACGCGTACCTTAAACGTTTTTCTGCCATTATGCTACTTTCTTAACAAAACCTGTTTTTCCACTTGTAGATAATCTTATTGGTATATCTACAACTTTTGCCATTTGTGTTGTTATCTTTATTTCTTTAAAAACTCTTTCTAAATATTCTTCTTGTATTTGTGGTAGTGCATTCTTTATTGTTTTACCAACTACATATCCACCAAACCCTGTTTGAAATGCTTTATCGCCTACAAACTTTCTATAAAGTCTGCCCGCACCTGGTCTTGAACTAGGTAATCTACCTATTTGTGATTGTGTTATCCATCTAAATCTTTCACCTTTTCGTGTGTTTTGTGGAACTGGTTGATAAATACGACCAAATTCTAACGACAATACTGCGTCATTTCTATGACCTTGCAATTCAATAGAAGCTTGGTTTTGCCTGGCTCTTGATTTAATACCTTTGACACCACGTTCCCTACGATGTACTGGTCTGCCCATAACATTTTGAGATCTTCCTAATTTTATTGCGTCTTGTGAAACTTCTTCAGCAATATCTTTATTAACTCTACGAATAGTTTTGTTAATTTCTTTATCTAATTTTTTAAAATCACGTAGTAGTTCATTTAATCCAGAAACACCTAATGCACCTGTAACATTAAGGGTTCTACCCCTGCCCATTTTTTCAATTGTGGCCATACTTTATATTTATTACATCAGCTATTGCAGATATTATTTCCATATCGCTATTCATTAATTCATTTGGACTTAGACCTGTTTGCACACTAAGTGCAGCAATCAGTTCTATTACTTGGCTTTTGGGGTATCACTTGAAAATTCCTTTATAGTTACAACTTTATTTAAAAAGTTGTCAAAATCTTCAGTTTCACCTTTTCGTTTAGCACCTAGCCAAGCCAAATAAGAAGCGTGTTCATATCTTGCTTCTTTTGGGTCAGCCAGGACACTAAAACCTACACCAAACTTTCGTTCAAATGCAACTAAATCAACTGGTCTTATATCAGCTTCTATTTTAGTTCCGTCTTGGTATTCGATTATGTAACCTGAGTTCATAATCTAATTCTAACTAGTTGCGCGTGTAATTGTGCCACTTGTTGGAAAAGATACGGACATAGTTGCTAATTCACCTACACCATTAGCTACTGGACTATGTGAATTTACTAACACACTTCCTGCATAGCTTGGATTTGTAGCACTTACTGAACCACTTGTTGGTTTAACAAGAAATGCAGTTGTAGTACCTAATAATGGAAACAATGTTGCGTCCACTTCAGATGAAGCAAAATCCTGTTGGAACTCAATAGACAATGTTCCATCTTTAAGACCACCGGTCCTGGATTGGAATGTGTCGCCCATTGCTGTTGTTACAATCTCATCTGCTGTTATCTCTAATGTAACACTTGAAACGTGGTCAGATAAATCGACACTATTCAATGTTACACTAGCGTCTGTCAAAACAAATTTTGCCAATGTAAACTCCTTTCATATCTAATAGTAAATTAATAAAAGGGATCTTCTATTTGTTTGTTATTCTATGCCGATTGTTGCGTGGATAGAAAAACTTGGATTAGTTCCTGTTATTGTGTAATTTAGACGCCAATACTGGTCTGTAATAGCACCTGCCACACTTTGGAAATCTGACCCGATTGCAGTTATGCCTGTGAAAGTAATTCTATCTGTTGGGCTAGTAAAACTTGAATTGTCATCTGATTGTAATTTAAAAGTTACTGTTGGTGTAGATGTGCCACTTACACCATAACAATGAATGCCTACATAACATTTTTCAGTAGCACCAACAGCACCTAATTGCACACCGGTTGAATTTCCTGTTGCAGTTAAATCGCCATCAACCTGGACTTTACCTTGAACCACTACATCACTTGATTGACTTTTAGAAATACTAAAAGGTGCTATCTCACCTATTGCACCAAAAATTTGATGACTAAATAATCTTGACTTCATAAAGTAAGCAGTATTGCCTACACCTGCGTCTGGAACTGTTGTCACTAATAATTCGTTACCTATTGAAGCGCCAAGTAAAGCGTCTGGCTTATTTGCCCCGGCTTCATAAAAGCCGTCCATTTGTAAGCTGCTATCCTTTAGACCGCCTAATTTAGACCTAAAACCGCCTGAATTGATAGTTGTAGCGTCTAATTCTTCTGCTGTTATATCCAGATTTACGCTTGTAACGTGGCTTGATAAGTCATATCCACCTGCAAACGCTTTACCATCATTAAATACAAATTTAGCCATTTTCTACTTCTTCCCAAGCTTCGTTAATTTCTGGTGTACTTTTATCATCTTTTTTGTATGTGCCGTCTTTTTTCCTGGCTCTTTTTTTCTTTATTGTAGTAGGTTCGATGTGTCCACCTTTTATTAATGACTTAGCAACATCTTGATCTTCTATTGTAATTATTTCACCTTTTTCTTTATCCATAACCTTTTTGTTACCAATAATTTTATATTTAGCCATTAGTTACCACCTTTACAACTATCTGGACAATTTCCGCAACAATTCATTAACTTGTTCCTTTCGTAAAAACTTCAACGTTTATATTTGCACCAATAGCGTCTATGCCATTGACACTTACATCTGCACTTATGTTTGATACTGATACTGCACGACTATCTGTATCTGTTAAACCAAGTGTTCTATTATTAAATATAGTTTGTCTTATACTGTTTGAACCTTGTCCTGTTATATATCCGTGTAGCTTATCCTGGGCAGTTCTACTGTCTGACCTTTGTACTGCAATCAAAATATCAAATGTATATTTGTCTGTACCCCTTTGCATAGCCAAATCGAACTCTATATCTGTTGGTACTATGAATGCTGCCGGGAAGTTTAGACCCATATCTGGAACTGTATCGTAGCAACGTAACCCAGATACATTACTAATTGTAGTTTTTAAACCATCTGTGATTTCTGAAAGTGTAGCCACTAGACTACACCCAATACTGTTCCTTTGCGGAATGGTGCTATTAGTCTTGTTACTTCCCTATTTTGTTGGATATTAACAACACCAAAATCACCCACACCTGCAACACCTAGTGGTGCATTACGCATAGCAAATAATTCACTAGCTAACATTAAAGTTGCTTGTCTTATTTGTTCTGGAATACTTGCATACCCCCATTTTGCAGTTATTTCTGCCCTGGGTCTATTGCTTGAATAATCTAATGGCCATTCGTGTACACCATCTGAAATTAGTTCTACTATATAAAATGGATTACCTTGAATACCGCCTACAACACCATTAATTGGCAAAACTTGATAATCACTTGATGATACAGTTGTTTCGTAAGTTCCATCATCATCATCATCATATTTTACTACTAAACCAGTAGTTGTTGAAATATCATCTACACGAAGTCTGTATAGGTCATCTGTGAAAAATTTTCGTGCAGAAGTAGAACCATCTTGATAAAACTGTCTGCCACAAAAAGCGTCAATTTGCCTGCTGGCAGCATTTACTGCGTCATCAATTAAACTATCATCAGCAGTATCGCTTGTAGGTATGCCAACAAACGTTTTTAAATCGTTTTGTGAAACGTAGCCATTAGTAATTGCCATAAGAAATTATCTACCTTTCTTTCGGGCTTTACCTTTGCCACC